ACTTCTGACAAAGATTTTATTCAGCTTTGCAACAGTACAACAATACTTTACAAGCCAAAGACCAAGGGTCAAAAAGAAATACTTAATGAAAGCAGAGTTGTGGAGCAGTTTAGTATTCATCCTAATAACTTTGCGATTGCTCGTGCAGTTGATGGAGATAAATCTGACAATATTGAGGGCGTAAAAGGAGTTGGACTAAAAACTTTAGTTAAATCCTTCCCAGAGCTTTCTGAAAGTGAGTCATTGACATTAGATTATATTTTTGATAAATGTAAAGAAAACTTTGGCAACTCAAAGGTCTATCAGTCAATTTTAATGGATAAGAAAAAAGTAGAGTTAAATTACGGTCTTATGCAACTGTATTCACCTAATATTTCTTATGGCAGCACAAAAGATATCAGAGAATCGTTTGAAAATTATTCCCCAGCGTTTAATCATACTGAATTCATGGCAATGCTCACCAAAGATGGATTGACCAATTTTGACTGGGAAACAATGTTTCAAAAATTTAGATCAATAATATCAAGCACTAAAAAAAATGATTGACCTTTATAATTTTATAGGTTATATTTACTCCTAACCACGAGGTAACAATGTCCAACAAAAAAGTTTCTTTTTCTCAATTTGGAAAGTCCTTCCAAGAAGAGCTTGCTTTTCTTATTTTAGACGACCGAGAGTTCTCTGACAGGATGTTAGAGGTCTTAAATGTAGAGTATTTAGAGTTTAAATACCTTCAGGTTTTTATTGAGAAGATTTTCTCATATAAGAAAAAATACACAGCTCACCCATCATATGAAACATTAAAAATCATATTAAAATCAGATATTTCTGATCACAATGATGTGTTACAAAAGCAGATAAGAGACTATTATGCTCGATCATTATCGAACATGGACATCCTCGCAAACGCGGAATATGTAAAAGACAAAGCACTTGATTTTTGTCGTAAGCAAAAATTACGAGAAGCGATGATTAAATCAACTTCGCTACTCAAAAACTCCTCATTTGATGAGATTTCTCAAGTCATTAATGATGCTCTTAAGGCAGGTGCTGAATCAAATCAAGGCTATGATTTCTTGGCTGATTTTGAGAAAAGATACGAGGTTATCAATCGCGATACAATCACAACTGGTTGGGATAAGATTGATGATATCATTAATGGAGGAGCAGGAAGAAAAGAACTCGGTGTTGTGATTGCGCCAACTGGATGTGGTAAATCCATGGTTCTTGTTCATCTTGGAGCACAAGCATTAAAAGCAGGAATGAACGTTGTTCATTATACTTTTGAGTTGGCAGAAACAGTTATTGCAAAGCGATATGACTCTTGCTTAACTGGATTTCCTCTCAACACATTGGCTGATCACAAAGATGCGATTTGGAAGCAAATTAAAGATGTTGAAGGAAAGCTCATTGTAAAAGAGTATCCAACAAAGACTGCTTCTACAAATACGCTCCGAGCACACTTAACTAAATTAATTCAGTCTGGCACTAAACCTGATATGATCATTGTTGATTATGCCGATCTTATGCGGACAACCTCTCAAAGAAAAGAAAAGAGAGAAGAGTTAGAATCAATCTATGAAGAGTTACGAGCGATAATGCAAGAGCACAATGTAGTTGGGTGGACAGCATCACAAACCAACAGAACTGGTTTGGAGTCAGAGATCATTACAATGCAATCTATTTCAGAAGCATTTAATAAATGCTTTGTGGCAGATTTTATTTTCTCGGTTTCACGAACTACCGAGGATAAACAAACAAATGGCGGTAGAATTTATATCGCTAAAAATAGAAACGGACCTGATGGTCTGGTCTACTCAATATTTATGGACACATCAAATGTGGATATCAAAGTTATAGATCAATATAGTAGGGGCGAGAACATGACGCCATCGCTATCTCACGAGGAAAGACAAAATCTTATGTTTAACAAATACAAAAAGTTTTTAGGAAAAGGAGCGACACCATAATGGATCTATCGCAAAAAATATTATCAGACATCACAGTTTTTATGAAATACGCCAAATATAATAAGGATTTGGGAAGGAGAGAGACCTGGGAAGAACTCGTTACTCGTAACAAAAATATGCACATTGACAAATATCCCAACCTAGAGGAAGAGATTGAAGCAGCATATAAATTTGTTTATGACAAAAAAGTTTTACCTTCAATGAGATCACTTCAGTTTGGTGGAAAACCAATTGAGATTAGCCCGAACCGTATTTATAACTGTGGTTATTTGCCGGTAGATGACTGGCGAGCGTTTGGTGAAATTCTTTTCTTGTTGCTTGGTGGAACAGGTATTGGATTTTCAGTTCAAAAACATCACGTAGAAAAACTGCCAGAAATCCGTAAGCCTCGTCAAGATCGCAAACGTCGCTTTCTTGTTGGCGATTCTATTGAAGGATGGGCAGATGCTGTTAAAGTTTTGATGCGCTCTTACTTTGAGGGAACTTCTACTATCGAGTTTGATTTTTCTGATATTCGCCCAAAAGGAGCAAAACTTGTCACTTCAGGTGGTAAAGCTCCAGGTCCAGAACCACTTCGTCTTTGCGTTAGTCAAATTAAGTCTATTCTAAATGAAAAAGAAAACGGCGATCAACTTGAGCCTATCGAAGTACACGACATTGTTTGCCACATTGCTGATGCCGTTCTTGCCGGTGGCATTAGAAGAGCTGCTCTTATTTCTCTCTTCTCCGCAGATGATGAAGAAATGATTTCTTGTAAGGCAGGAAACTGGTGGGAAAAGAACCCTCACCGAGCACGAGCAAACAATTCAGCAGTTTTGGTAAGACATAGAGTTGATAAATCATTCTTTATGAAACTGTGGGACAGAATTCAAAACTCAAACTCTGGAGAGCCAGGAATTTATTTTACTAATGATAAAGACTGGGGAACAAATCCTTGTTGCGAGATTGGTCTTAAACCTTTTCAGTTTTGTAACCTTTGCGAAGTTAATGTTAGCAATATCGAATCACAAGAGGACTTAAATCAGAGAGTAAAAGCAGCAGCATTCATTGGAACCTTACAGGCTTCTTATACTGATTTCCATTACTTGCGTCCAATCTGGAGAAGAACAACTGAAAAAGAAGCTCTTCTTGGAGTTGGATTAACAGGTATTGGAAGTGGTCTCGCTCAACAAATGGATATGGAAGAAGCAGCAGGTTTCGCTAAAGAAGAAAACAAAAGAGTTGCAAAACTTTTAGGAATTAAAAAAGCTTCTCGCGTCACAACAATTAAACCAAGTGGAACTTCATCACTTGTTTTGGGTTGCTCAAGTGGTATTCATGCTTGGCATTCTGAATATTATGTCCGCAGAATTCGTGTTGGAAAAAATGAAGACATCTATCATTACTTGGCGATAAACCATCCAGAGTTGGTTGAAGATGAATATTTCAGACCACACGATACGGCTGTTATTTCTGTTCCGCAAAAAGCACCAGAAAATGCAATCTTGAGAACAGAAACATCCATTTCCCTATTAGAGAGAGTTAAATGGTTTTCTCAAAATTGGGTCAAGAAAGGTCACCTAAAAGGGAACAATACACATAATATCTCTGCTACAGTTTCACTTAAAGAATTTGAGTGGGACAACGCTGGTGAATGGATGTGGAACAACAGAGAACACTACAATGGTCTTTCAGTTCTGCCGTATGATGGTGGAACATATAAACAAGCACCATTTGAAGATTGTACAGAAGTAGAGTATAATCGAATGATGGAAAGCTTGAAGGATGTTGACCTTACAAAGATTGTTGAGGTTGATGACAACACTAATTTAAGTGGAGAAATTGCTTGCGCTGGTGGCGCATGTGAGGTAAAATACGTTTAATAGGAGGGTCTATGGCGACCATATCAATAACAGAAGAAAAAAAGAAACACGTTGTAAGATTAATTAAATCTTTTAAAGCAATTGATTCGGCAATCTTGCCTTATCAAGAGCAGCGAAAAGAACTTCGCAAAGAGTATATTGAAAACGATTGGCTAACCAATGATGAGATCTCAATGGTTAAAAAAGCATATAATGCAGTTAAAAATCAATTAGATTTGGATGATCTATCTTCAATGATGGAGATTGCCAAAGAGGAAATTTAAATGGTTTTTGTACCACTGAATAAACATTTGCTTGTAGAAGAAATAGATCTTTCAGAAAAAGAAGAATCGCTCATCGCCCTTCCAGAAGACTC